CTCATGGAATCAATTCACACTATCAGGGCAAGGGCCAAGGCTCACAAGATAACCATGTCTGCCGTGTGCAATGAGGCTGGCATCCAGCAGTCCCAAGTCAGCCGGTGGCTGTCTGGAACTGTGGAGCCTCTGTGGACATCAGTCAATCAATTGCACTTGGCGCTTGAAAAGCTGATCAACAAATCACCAGTCGTTATCGACTGATTCGGCAGCTGGCGCTTTACCGGCCACCACGCCAAAGTCACTGGCAGCCGATGGCTTTGCACCACCCAGCGAGTCACCCTTAGACAAAAGCATGATGTTGTTCAAACCATACGACACGCCCTTGTTGCCTGCCTGGTCATAAGCATAGGCATTCAAAGACACGCGGCCATAGTCGCCAGAGACAATATCTTGTGATCCAAGAATGTCATGGCCATGGGCATCCACTGCACCAGGCTTGTTTGTGCTTTTGGTGTTGAAAAAGTAATGCCCTGCATACTCTGGCCCCAGTGGTGATCCATCAGACTTGGCTTCTGTATCGCCATCACGCAAGGGATTGCGCACAGTCTTTGGGATTTTGTCCCCGAACTTGGCGGTCAATGCGGCCTTGGCTGCCGCTTTCAATTGGTTCACAGTATCAAGGTCTGTCTTTGGGACAAGCACTTGCGTTGAGAACTCTTCTTTGCCGTTCATTTCATTCTTACGAGCAGTCAATGCTGAGAAATATGAGAAACGAACTTTGCCGGTTACGACTCTGGTCATGGTTTTTTCCTTTTAAGGTTTACACGTTTTAACGATTTAATCGTTTTCTGCGATTGCAGAAATTGCACTTTAGCACAAATCGGATATGATGCAAACAACTTAAAACGAGGAAACGATCATGCAGTTATTCCCCCACCAGCAAGAGGCCAAGCTCTTCTTACTGTCCAGGCGCAGGGCCATACTGGCCGACCAGCCAAGGGTGGGAAAGACGCTACCCACAGCAGCTGCTGCACTTGAAAACCTACCAGCCCTTATCGTTTGCCCAGCCATCGCCAAGACAGTCTGGGAGGCGGCTTTTAACAAGCTGGCCCCCAACGTCTCAGTCCATGTGGTCAATGGAAAACGTGAGGCTTCAGAGGTGAATAGTGCAGATATCACCATCATCAACTACGATGTATTGCAATATGGTGTAACACACGTTGACAGATATAACACTCTAGTTCTCGATGAATGCCACAGGATTAAGAATCCAAAGGCCCAAAGAACGAAGGCTGCAATGCTGGCCATGAAAAAGATTGGCCATGTCTATGCGCTTAGTGGCACACCCATCCCAAACAGGCCCATCGAGCTGTGGCCTATCTTGCACGGCCTTGGCATTTACAGAGGCGGCTGGTACGACTTTGCAGGCCGATATGCAAAGATGTGGGTCGCGCCATGGGGCCTAGACACCAGTGGCGCGTCTAACCTGGTTGAACTCAAAGAGCTGATGAAGCCCCATGTGCTGAGACGCAAAAAAGAAAACATCTTCAAAGACTACAAAGACCCACAAGTCAGTCTGATCACCTTTGATCTGGCCAATGACAAGCGAGAGCAGACCTTTGATGCCGATGCCTTGATGGCCAACCCCAACGCGCTCATGGCCTTTGAAGGCTTGGCCGAGATCATGCGCGAAGCTGGGATGCGCAAGGTCAAGGCTGCCAGTGAATTCATCGATGACTTGCTCCAGGCCAATGAGCCGGTGGTGGTCTTTGCGCACCATAAGGATGTGGTCCAAGCCCTGCAAGATGAATTGAAAGAACACAAACCCGTAGTTATTACGGGTGAAACGTCAAGGGCCAAGCGCGACAAAGCCATTGCAGACTTTCAGTCTGGCCAGACCAAATGCATCATCGGCAACATTGCCGCCATGTCTGAAGGTGTGGACCTATCGGCTGCCGACACCATTGTCTTTGTTGAATGCACTTGGTCCACATCAGCACTGGAGCAGGCCAGCAGCAGGGTCGAGAACATCAACAAGTCAGGCATCCCACCCGTCATCTACATTCTGACCATCAAAGCCAGCCTGGACCACAATGTCTTGGCCAAGGTTTTAAAGAAGCTCAATGTCGTCAATCAGATTATTTAACCAGGAGAAAACGTGTCAAACCCATACAAAATTATTGAGCCGACTTGCATAAGTTTCTCTGGTGGTCGCACCAGTGCATTCATGCTTTACAAAATACTAGAGGCTCATGACATGAGCCTGCCAGACCAGGCAATTGTTTGTTTTCAGAACACCGGCAAAGAAGATGAGGCCACTTTGGCCTTTATTCATGAGTGTGAAACCCGCTGGAATGTCAAGATTCACTGGATTGAATACCGCAATAACGACCAGGGCTATGCCGTGGTGGACTATGAGTCAGCCAGTCGACAGGGTGAGCCATTTGAAGAGCTGATCCGAAAAAACAACTATTTGCCGTCACCAGTCAAAAGGATTTGCACGGCCCAGCTCAAGATCAGGCCCCAAGCCAAATATATGCGTGACCTTAGAATTTTTGGGGACACGGGTTATTCGGCTATTGAGAATATGTGTTGGGTCGGAATCCGAGCTGACGAAGAGCGCAGAGCTGCAAAGATTGAAGACAAATCACGCATCCCCCTATGGTCAGACAATGTCACAAAGGAAATTGTTGGCAAGTTTTGGAGAGAGTCCGACTTTGACCTGGGGCTGCCAAACATGAATGGCGTGACCATGCATGGCAACTGTGATCTTTGTTTTTTAAAGCCAATGGCCCAGATTGCATCACTTGTCCAGGAAGACCCAAGCCGGGCCATTTGGTGGGCCAAGATGGAAGCATTTGCCATGACCACAGCTAAGAAGCCATCAGACGCTGTATTTAGGCAAGAAAGACCAAGCTATTCGCAGATCATGAAATTTAGCCAGGATCAGCGCGATATGTTTGATGCCAATGAAGAATCAATACCTTGTTTTTGTGGAGAATGAAATGAACTTAAAAATTGAACATAAAGCCAGAGCACACGCCCGACTGTCAGCATCCCGCACAGACAGATTCATGCAATGCCCAGGCAGCTACCGGCTTGAATCCCTCATGCCTTACGAGCCAGCAGGCGAGGCGGCTGCCATTGGCACAGCGATCCATGAACTGTCTGAGATCATTCTGCGCGGTGGTGAAATACCAACCGGAACTGATCCTGACCACATTGCTATGGCCCAAGCCTATGCTGACTTTGTCAATACTCTGGTTGAAAATCCACGCAAGAAGCTGATCGAAGTCAACTTAGATGAGGGTCTGAAGTCTCTGCACCCAGCGCTTGGTGGCACGGCCGATGCAGTCCTGGTCGATGGGGACCATCTTCATGTCGTTGACCTAAAGACTGGCCGTGTGGCTGTGGATGCCACAGACAACAAGCAGCTGCTGACCTATGCACTGGGAGCCATGAGGCAATTCAAAGCGCCCAGCCACATCACTTGCACCATGCACATATTCCAGCCGCGAGTCGGCCACAGCAAGTGGACAGTGTCTGGCCAAGAACTGGTCGAGCATGGCGAAAGACTCAAGGCCGCTGCCGAGCTGGCGCTCTCAGGCGATGCACCAACCAACCCAAGCCCCGATGCCTGCCGATACTGCAAGGCCAAGACCATTTGCCCATCCATGCGTGAGAAGGTCCAAGAGGTCGCTAGAAACGATTTCAAGCCTGACACCACTGTTACCCCAGAGATGCTAGACAACGCGGCTCTGGTGGCCGCATGGGCCGATGCAGTGCAGTCTGCTGCCAAAGACCAATTGACCAATGGCCAAGCAATCACCGGCTGGACCATGCGCGCAGGCCGTAAGACAAAATTTTGGAAAGACGAGGCGCTGGTCATGGAAGCATTCAAAGACAACTTAAAGGTCTGGGAGCTGAAGTCGCCCAGTGCCGTCTTGAAACTTGGTGTCGAGGTCAGCGAAGACCTAGTCGGTGAGAAGCAGGCTGCATCAAGCCTAGTCAAAGAAAAGGCGAAGGAATAGAATTCACATCCCTGCCAAAAGAAAAGCCTGGTAGCGCGTAAACACTACCAGGCCAAAGTCAACTCAAGGCAACTCACAATGAAACCCCCAACTAAAGGAATTTCAGTGCCAATCATAACTGAAACACCCCAAAACGACACATTTCAGCAGTCCCAAAGCATTGCCTGCAAAATAGGCGCTGTGGCCCCCGATGCCATCTTCTGTACTTTTTCCCTGCAAGGCAACAAAAAGATTCCCTACAAGCGATCTGGCCAAGGCGTGGCACGGGATACAGACTCAAGCGATCTATACAACGCTGAAGATGTCTGGACCATGGAAGAGGCGCCACACGGCCAATATCTTGGCTTAGTTCAGCAGCGCCCCATCATCAGCGCATCAGGCGATTTTCTGGTTTGCTTAGATGTGGACATGAAACACGCATCAGGACCAACCAACGTGGCCATCCAGCGCATGGCAAAGTACGTCAAACAGAACAAGATGCTGACCGAAGTGTCAGTGTCTGGCCGCGGCAGGCATGTCTTCTTATGGGTCCAACCACCCAAAGAATCTGACCAGGTGCTGCCTAAATACAAGCTAGGCGGTGGCCAAGAACTGGAAGTATTTGGCCTGCCAAACAGTGCCGGCAAGTCAGTGCTACTTTCTGGCAAATCTGTGGTCGGTGAATTCCAAGAGGCCGTCAATTTGCATGAATTGTTAATGGACTGGGGAATCATTGAGCAGCATCAGCTGCAAGAGCCAAAGCCTGCACAACCCTCACAATCATTTGACTTCACGGCTATGTTGTCCAAAGGCGCGCCAGATGAAATGGCCAAGGCTGCGCAGGCTTTGCAGCACATTAGCCCAGACTGTGACTATGACCAGTGGATTGAGATCGGTCAGGCTTTGCACTCAGAATTTGGAGAGCAAGGCTTAAATATGTGGGACTCATGGTCCCAAGCTGGGACCAAATACCAAGGCGCCAAAGACATTGAGCAGCACTGGAAGAGCTTTCACCAGGGCAAAGGTGTTGGCATTGGCACACTCTTCAAGCACGCCAAAGACAATGGCTGGGAGCCGCCAACTAAGCAGGCCGAAAGAAAAAGCGCGGTGGAAGACTTTGCAGCGGTGATCAATGCGCCAGTCACAGAAGATGCACCAGAAGTCAAAGGCTGGCCAGAGCGCCAACTATCCATTGGCCAGATCAGGCCCATTCGCTACATGGTCAAAGGCTTCTGGGCGCACAGCTTCATGGTGTTGGCCGGTCAGCCTGGCATAGGTAAGACCACAGCAGTCATCAGCCTTTGCATGGTCATGGCCGGACTCAAGGCCAAGGACTGTGAACTGACTGCCACCAAGAAACGCAAAACAATCATAGTCACTGAAGACTCGGACCAAGTCGAAAGAACTTTGACAGGGTATGCACGGCATTATGGGATTAGTGCTTCTGATTTATCAGACTGGTTTGTCATCATCGATGCCAAGCGATCTAATGTGAAAGACTTACTCATGCTTGCACATAATGTGATTCACCACACAATAGATAATGTCCGGCCATTATTGGTTCTTGATACGGCCAACGCCACAATGGATATTGATAATGAGAATGACAACTCTGAAGTCGGTGCATATATTGCAGCCCTAAAGCAGACCATTTACATCCAACTGGACACGCCAGTCTGCATCATTACCCACACAAACAAAACAATCAGCAAGTCAGACTCAGATGCCACAGCCCGTGGTGCAAGCGCATTCACAGGCGATGCAACCCTCACCGGCATTCTGTTTGAAGATGAGACCAAGACCCGTTATATGCGCCTGGTCAAGACCCGATACCAGCCCAACTTCAGAGAAATCAAATTCCAGTCAGATGTCTTTGCCGACACTGTGCTAGATGAAGACGGGGATATCCAAGAGCAGATGGTGCTGCTGGTGGTCCCACAAGTATCGTCAGAGGAAGACAGACGGCAGGCAGCCAATGACCGGCAGAACGATAAAAAGCAGCAGCAAGTCCAAGATGCAGCAGACGCTGCCTGCAACTTTGTCCAGTCCATCATCAATGCCAAAGGCGCGGTCATTATGCGTAGAGGCTCTGGCAGGCCAGCCGTGCCAAAAGAATTGAATGGTATGCACCAGTTGGAGTGGGCAGACATCTATCAGGCCGTGCCAATGGCTGATCAAAGCTATGCAAGACGGGCAGTCGGAGCCGCCATCTTTCAGCGCTTTGCAATGGACCAAGCAGGCACTGGGTGGGTTCAAATAAAGTAAACCGGTAAACCGGTAGTAAACCGGTAGTAAA